CTAATGAATGTCTGCCAAGATGCCTCGTACTTCTGCATGATGTTTTTCTTTCATCTTTTCAAACTGGTGGGCATAGACCTTCAAAGTTATCAAAATGGATTTATGCCCTAGTAGTTTTGAGATACTTGCGACAGGGACTTCTTTGAAAATGAGATAGGAAGCGTATGTGTGTCTTAAAGTATGCGGATGGACATCTCTCTTTACCATTCTCTTCAGAGCGGTATTTGTGGCTCTATTTGACGCTCCGAACAAGACACGACCCTCTTCATTCTCTTTCCAGTAATTCTCTTTAAAATTGAGTAAATGCTTAGCTACGTCATCATTAAAGGGTATCTCTCTTACAGATTGTTCATTCTTGGTATCACTAAAATCTTGAGAATCAGAATAGTCCCAGGTGTTAACAACTATAAAGACTTGTCTTTCAAAGTCAATGTCATCCCAAGTTAACCCCATAGCTTCAGCAAACCTCATCCCACTAACAGCCAGAATATAGAGTGTCATGTGCGAAATATATTGAGGGTTCTCTTGCGTTTTTGAGATGACGTAGAGGTATTCATCCTCTTCAAGGTAACTTTCAGCTTCTGGCTTTTTCTCTTTTTGAGATTTAACTACAGCACCTTCCGTAAAATTCGAGGGAATGAGCTGATCACGGACAGCTATTTTGACAGCTGATTTGATGTGATAGTGTGTCCGCTCAATAGTATCTTGTGCGTACTTGGATCCAAACTGATTTAAAAATTCTTGGTAGCGCACAGGGGACATCTCTCTCAGTTTAATGTGACCAAAATACTTGATGATGTGTTTTCTGGTTTGTTCGTATGAATTCCATGTTTTTTTAACAACGTGTGGTTTTTTATATAGTTCAGCCCAAGCTATGTAGTAGTCAAGCAGTGTGACATCGTTATTTGACATAGGAGAAGTTCGAAGCTCGACTTCTCTTTCTTGACCAGCTGCTCTTGCTTGTGCTTTAGTTTTGAAACCGCCACAAGTCGCCTCGTGTCTTTCCCCTAAACTATCACGATAAACAACGCGGTACTCATAATATTTACCCCTTTTCCTAACCGATGCCATTTGTTTTTTACCTCATTTTCTGATAAAATGGGTACAAGAAAAGACTTGCCAGACTGGCAATTTTTCTTATACGATTCGCCTTACGCTCTCCTCGACCAAAATTTGAGCGTAGGGCTTTTTTATTTTTACAAATTATTCAATCCCGCTTGAATGTTTGTAAGATAGCAACCAAGAACCGTCTTCTTGTTGTACGAATTGAAGTGATACACTCTTGTATTCTGTTCCACCCATTGTATTGTAGTCAACGTATTTTGTTGTATAGTTTTCGGAAGATGATTCTGATGAAGTTTGTGGCTCACCAAATTTAGCAACGATTTCGTCCAAGTTTGTACCACCAACACCAGACATGCTTTCACCAACTACAAGAGCATCAAAGTCAGCTTTTGTCCATTTGAAGTTTTCATCAACCGCTGCTTGAGAAGATGACATAGATGTTTCAACTTCGCTTACAGCTGTTTCGACAGCTTTGCTTGCTTCGTCAATAGCTTTACTGTACATTGATTGAGTGATTAGTACAATCGCCATCGAAACTACAGCTAGTGCTGTACCAACGATTGTTAGAGTTTTTGAATTTTTTCGGTTTACAAAAAGTCCAATAGCACCAAACAATAGAGCAAGTAGCCCAAAGAAGAATGAAATGTTATTGATGATTGGAACCCAAGAACCAAGCAATGCAATAACACCTAAGACAATGGCAATAATGCCTAACGCTTTTTTCTCACTTTTCTTTTCCATGAGAATCTCCTATCGCAGCTTTTAACGTGGATCAGCATTTGCACGTATTTTTAGCCAACTAAATTCAAATATTCTTCCTTTACCATAGCCTCATCAGCTATGGTTTTCAGTTTATACTTCTCCATAAAGACTAGATAATTAAAATGTGAATAATCTTCACAATTTTCCATTTCTGCTTTGAGTAGATGATGGATCATATTTCTGTTTGCTTGCATCTCGTATTTCTCACGAAATATTTCGTAGAGATGTGGTAAATGCCCTTTGTGACCCAATTCATGCAAGGCCACTTTTACTCGTTCGTCTTCAGCGATACTGCTACTGATGAACATAGTTTGTAGTCCAGGTATATAGAAAGCTTCATCCTCGTATTCATCATCTTCAAAGATATGTAGTCTAATCTGGAACTTTTGACAAAGCTCTCTAACTGTCATAGGAAATTACTCCTCTTGAGATAATAAGAAACCTTCAATGATTCGCTGAATAGCTCTCTTGTCCTTGTCGGTCAGTGGTTTACCATTGAAACGCATGGCAGTGCCAGCTAGTTCCTCAACATCCACTTCTTGTCCCTCAAAGTAGAACTTCTGGTCATCTGCAATTCGTGGGTTATCTGTTCTGCCGAGGAGATAATCAGCAGAAACATCAAAATAGTCAGCAATTTCTTTCAATACCTTAGAACTAGGATTACTTCTTTTTAAACGATAAAGTGTATTTGTTCCATATCCTAGCTTTTCTTCTAAAATATTTATAGAAATACCTTGTTTATCAGCTAATTCTTTTATTTTGTCGAATGCTACAAACATTGATTTATCAACCTTTCTAAGCACACGAAAAATAATTTTAAAATATTTGTAGAAAATAGTTGACTTATTTAGTCAAATGTTTTAAAATTATAATCGTAAGCTAAAGAGTTAGCGAACAAGACAACTAAAAAATAAAGCCTAATGAAACTGATTGGCGTCTGTTTGTCTAGGTAATACCTTACTTTTAGTAGGTCTTTTCTCTATGTTCTCATTTTAAAACATTTGACTAGACTTGTCAAGAAGTTAGCTAACTTTTTAGCAAAATTAATAAAAAGGAGGAAAAGATGACACAGAGACTGACTAATATCATGGAACGAAAGTCTCAATTAAAAAAACAAGCAGGTCTTAAAGACTTCATACGAGACTTCGCAAATCACGAACTAGATAAATTATCGGTTGAGCAACTTTTAGAAGTTGCCAAGGTCATTGATGGATTGAAAATTTAATTTGAAAGGAGGAAGAAATGAGCCAACAACATAAAAAATGGATTCAGCTAGTAAAAGAGAGACTACAAGAAGAACAAATGACACAAACTCACTTAGCTCGTGCTTGTGGTGTTGCTAAGGCAACAATCTCTGAAATGCTCAAATATGGTAAAGGTAGCGACAAACTCAAAAATAGAGTTTCAGATGTCCTTCATATTGATGAGAGCTGGACAAATTTGGAGGACTAATAATGGCAGCTAAACTAATAGCCAACTGGCAAAAGAAAAACTACCAGCTCAGTCAACTGATAGTTGATAGCCTTGAGGGGCTAGATGTGTGGGAGACTGTGTTGGCGCTTGGAAAGATAAGAAAGGAAATGACATGACAGTATCTAGGGAAATGAATGACTTGGAAATCAAAGTTCTCAATGCTATCAAAAATAATGCTAGTTACGACTTGCCAATCCAAGCAAGTGAACTACGGCTAATATTCAGCATTTCCAAGCGTAGCTTGGAAGAAGTGATTGAAAGCCTGCGGGTTAATTTTAATCATCCGATAGTAGCAAAGAAGACCAAGCCAAATGGATATTACCTGCCTAAGTCAGAGCAGGAGAGATTGGACGGGTTAGCACCATATAGACGACAGATTGAAACAGAGAAGAAAAACCTAGCAGCAATCTTGTCGGTTAACTTGGAAACATACTGGGATACAACACAAAAAGCCTGACGGCAATCAGGCTCAAATATAAACATACAAGAGGATTATACCATGGACAGTAGATTATTACAAATGGTTGATGAATTCGAGTCAGCTCTAATGGACAGAGCGTTGAAGGTCATGCATGTTGTTACGGACGAAAAGAGACGGTTTCCTATGGAACTCAACAAGTCACAATGTGCTGAAATGTTGCTTGGAACAAAGGACACAGGGAGTTTTGATGCTCGATTTAATTGCCACAAAGATTTTCCGCGTATTCCGAATGCTCGTGAGAAGTACCCTCGTGATGCAGTGATTGATTGGTACCACAATAATTGGCAGAGGACAGTGATATGACAGAAGAATTGATGTTGACAGCTGAGCAAGGTTTAGCGTTTATTGCTATTTTGACCCCAATCTTAATTTGGCTGATCCGAAAGCCTGTCGAGATAGAAATAGAGGTCAAAGAGCCTGTGATTGAAGAAAAGCAACCAGAACGGAATTTGAGATACCTACAAATTCGGACATACTACGGAGGATGATATGAAATTTTGGAACATGATGAAGAAGTTTATGAGCATTGAGGAAGATGACTATATCCCTCAAAGTCAACGTGAGTTGGAACGTGAATTGGCTAATGCTAGGCACACAGCCAAGGAATATAAGAAGTTAGCCTTACTAAAGAATCAAGAATGTGTCGGTCAGGCTAGGCTGATTGATGAGCTACGCAGACGGATTGACTATTTGGAAAATGTCAACAAGTGCCAGGCTGAACTATTGGCAGATCGTGAGGTCTAGCTATGGTTTGGATTGTGGCAAAGAAGACCAAGACCAAGCGTGGTTATAGATTTTACCAAAAACGGTCATTTGATACCTGGCAGAAGGCTAGAATTTATCAGCAGGACTTGTTTAATAAAGGTGTAAATGCTGAGATGTGGGAGGAGAATGGAGGTATAGAGATTGGCAAATGCAAATAAGCGGTACTATTGGATTCAACTCGCACAGGATTTCTTCAAATCCAAGGAAATGAAGTTGCTTCGAAAAATAGCAGGAGGGGACACTCACACGATTATCTATCTTAAGATGATGCTGTTGAGCCTGGAAGACAACGGGATTCTGTTTTTTGACGGGGTCGCTGATAACTTGGCTGAAGAAATTGCGCTGGTAATTGACGAAGATGTGGAAAATGTAAAAATTACCCTTGTTTTTTTACAGTCCAAAAAACTGTTATCAAAAATATCGGATAGGGAGTATTTTTTGGAGCAAGTGCCAGAGATGGTAGGTAGCGAAACCGCAAGTGCCCGTAGGGTTCGCAAGCATCGTGAGAACCAAAAGGTGTTACAAAGTAACAGCGATGAAACAAATGGTAACGGAGAGAAAGAGAAAGAACAAGAGAAAGATACAGATATAAACTTATCTAGTAGTAGTTGTATAAATAATAGCGATTATTCGATCAAGCAATTATTCAAAGATTTCGAAGCTGGCTTTGGAAGATTATTAAGTCCATTTGAAATTGAGGACATCCAGAAATTTGCTACTGAGGAAGGGCTTAGCCCTGAATTAATAAGGGAAGCCCTTAAAGAGGGGGTATTTCGCAATAAACCTGTATGGAATTATATCAAAGCGATTTTACGAAATTGGAAGAATGACAAGTTGCTGACAGTAGAACTCATTCGAGCTAGGCAACAAGAACAGGAACTGCCTAAGAATGTTGATGTTTCGCCTGAATTTTTGGAGGCAATGAATTTATGGAAGGATTAGACAAGGTAAAACGGGTCATTTTGAAACACGGTCTTAAGCAAGACAGCCCTTTTGTCCGTAATGTGAGGCATTCGACAACTGGTCTGGAAATTTTCTACGGCAATGAGCGTCAGGCCTTTCGGTACGCAAATTGGCAGGTTGGTGTCGTAATGACAAAGCAGTTGTATCTGCATGGGAATTTTAAAATTATAGAGGTGGAGGACTAATGGACGGTTATTTGAAATTAGACAAGATGTTGGATTGGCAAGTAGCGAATTATCCGCTACGTAATCCGAAATCAAACAGAATTTTGAGTGGGCGTGGGATGCAGGGTTTGCAAAACCTGTGGAGGTGGAGTAATGAAACAATTATTAAGGTCTTTCGGACTTATGCTGATATTTTATTCGTTTGTACCTAATACTATCCACGAGATGACGCTTGCTCAGAAGATAATGTTTGGATTAGGGGCTAGTTGGCTATTTTTCGAAGGAGGCAGAAAATGATACCGAAGTTTAGGGCATGGGATATTTTCCACAATAAGTGGGTCAAGCATTTTTACATAACAGAAAATGGTCTAATCTATAACATGGAGCAACTACACAGGGATTTAATTGGTGCTGTACCGATTGAACAATCTGGTTTGATTGTCATGCAATCTACAGGGCTGTTTGATGTCAACGGCAAGGAGATTTTTGAAGGGGATGTGGTGCTTCTTCGTGACGAGCTTAACGAATTTGAGTCAGATGTTTACGAGATAGTTTACTCACGAGATAATCTTGCGTGGATATTTTATGACAAAGATAGTCATGATTTTTATTGGATGTCAACCTGCACATGGGACGAGATCGAAATCATCGGTAACATCTATGAAAATCCTGAATTGATGGAGGTATTAGATGAAAAGTAGATTTGATTTGGTATGCAACAGTTGTAACCAAATCGCACAAGGTTTCAAAGACGTTCGGATTCTTGTCGATTTTTTGGAAGATGAAGTGATAATAACTTGTCCGTATTGTGAGATATCCGAAGTTTTCGATGCAGAGGAGGTACTAAATGACTAACGAAAAATTAGGCGTGCTGCTGGTCGATGTGCCAGAGCCGAAAATGTGGGAATATTTTTATCTTGCTGTTATTGCAAGTCACACAGATATAGGTAGTACTAATAGACTAGATGATGTGCTTGAATATGCTTATCGTTGCACCCAAAAAGAAGCTAAAAAATACCCGCAATTTCGATGGGTAGCGTTGGAGGAGTTATCGTAAAAATTAATAATACAAAGGAATAGAATATGATTTACAAAGTTAAGGTTGATGGAAATGAAATTGAATATGGAGCATTGATTGAAAGATCAAGTTTCACAGAAACAGAATGGGCAGCAATCTATGCAGAGATTGTAAAACAAAATAAACCAAAAGTTTTTGAGGATAAGAAAAGCGATGTTGACTACATCAATGCTTTCGGTGCTCTAATTGCGCTTGAAGAACGTTATGAGGCTTTGTTGGAGTTACTACCACAAGAAGAATTTTCTTATGCTGGAGCCCATCCCAAGTGGGTGGCTAGGGTAGTAGAAGAAAATACACTTGACAAAGAAACGACAATGGAAGACGTCGCTACTTTCTTGGAACAGTGTGAAACTCTCGAAGATTTGAAGGAGGAACTAACAGATTACTTTAATTTGGAGGAGTTGGGATGAGACTAGTTTTAATATCTATTGCATTTATAGTGCTCTTATTTCTGGGTAGCACCTTTATGTGTGTCATGTTTATGCTCATGATCAAAATACTGCGATGGTTTGGTAAAAAAATTAATCTGGAGGACCTATGACTACAAAGGAGATAATAGATGATTAATAATGTTGTTTTGGTCGGTAGATTGACGAGGGACGTAGAGCTACGTTATACACCGTCTAATCAAGCCGTTGCGACTTTTACTTTGGCGGTTAACCGCAATTTTAAAAATCAATCGACAGGAGAGCGGGAAGCTGACTTTATCAATTGCGTGATGTGGCGTCAGCAGGCCGAAAATCTGGCTAATTGGACCAAGAAAGGTCACTTGATTGGTATTACTGGTCGAATCCAGACACGGAGCTACGACAATCAGCAAGGGCAACGTGTCTACGTTACTGAGGTTGTCGCTGAGAGTTTCCAGGTATTGGAAAAGCGTGATAATGCAGCTAATCAAGCAAGTATGGAAGAACAGATGCCACCTAATTTTGCTGGCCAGCCGATGGATATTACTGATGATGGCTTGCCGTTTTAGGAGGTATACATGAGTCGGATTGTAAATTTTGGAAACGGCATTACAGCCAGACAGCGTGATGTCATTGATGATTTGAAGGATGCTATTGAGCGATATGAATTTTTGGAAAATGAAAATGAACGTTTGATCAAGGACCGGCAAGAGCAGGAAAAGAAGATTGATTTTCTCAAACAGCAGAACCATCAGCTTTTTGCTGCTATCGGCAGACAGGCATGGGAACAGATATCTAGCTCTGTTATATCCAGAAAAGCGAATAGACGGAAATGGAGGGCGAAATGATTACGGAGAGCCACAAGGAGACAGAGAATACTGCGATCAATCTTGCGGCTATTCTGGTGATGATTCTCATGGCGTTTATTACTATCCAATCGGTGAAAATCTATATTTTGCCTACAATTACGAATGTTAGGGGAAGAAATGAATACTGAACTAATGAATGAACTAAAAGAACTGCTCGGCTTATTTCCAAGGTCATTTATAAATGCGAATCTGGAAGTGATACTGATTCCAAAGACAAACACGTATTTTAGTTTGGAAGGAGTACAGTCACGAAGAGACATCATCGCAAAATTATTGATGTGGTGCAGTAGACCAATAGCAAAAGGTCAACCGTTTCGTAGTCAGAAAAGGAATAACTTATTTAGAGAAGTTATCAAAAAAACTTTAAATTACTACTTAGGAACACTTTTTTCAGATGAAGATATAGCTTTGATTTACCAAAGGTTAGGCAATGGAATCAATCCAGAATTGACTTATAGATTTATTGATAGTGGGTTTGATATGGAGGTGTTGGATGACAGCTGATATTGTTCAATTTATTCCAAAACATGATATATGTCACGAATGCTACAAGAGAAGAGCAACAAAGCTATGTGATTTTATAATTGGTCAAACAGGAATAACATTCTATCGAAGTTACAGTTTATTTAAAAATCAGCAACCAAGGTTTCTTACTTGCGACAAGCCACTCTGTGACAGATGTTCCAACAGATTTCACGGTATGGATTTATGTAAGAACCATAATAAAAAAATTACAGGAGGAAAATAATGAGTAGACCTAACCGCTATCCCTACACTCAGGATCCATGGGTAATTGAAAAGACTAGGACTTTTTCAATTGTCAATGGAAAGTATGGTACACACACGAAAGTCACGATGTATCGAAACCTATTTACAGGCAAAATCAAACATGATTGGATTGAATGGAGGACAGGATTTAATGACTAAACTTATTAGATTCGGGCGTTGCCTCGGAAAAACTACAATGGCTATTTTGGAAAGTCATGCGACAGGACATTATATTGTCTGTGCTAACCGCAGGATGGCTGATGATACTTTTAGGTTTGCAAAACAGCTTGGCTATACTATTCCTTTTCCGACATCTGTCTCAGATACACGATTTGATGGTCGTAAATATTCGGATGAACCAGTGATTGTTGATAACGTTGAAATGGTTTTAGAATCCTTGTTAGGATGCCCAGTCGAAACAATCACATTCAATAGTCCAAATGTAATTACTACATACGACCGATACGTTCAAGAAATAGCTGAGCTTAAAAAGGAGTTGGAGGCATGCTACCGTGAAAAGGAAGAGGACCAGGCTATCATTGAGACCCTGAAGGACAAATGCGTGGACCTCATGCTTGAAAATGCTGACTATGTCTGGGATGAGATGGCTAGAGAAACAGCTAAGAAAAGAGCTAATACGAGAAAATGGAGGGCGAAATGATTACAATAACTCTTGATGAAGAGCTGTTGACAGCACTTGTTTTTGCAGCAGCTCAAAGCTCATGCGGTTTCAATCAAAACATTTTGCAGGAGAACCAGTTGTGGCATTTACACTGCTGTGACTATAACGAACCAGTATATGAAGTGGCAAAGCAAATAAACATTGATGACATTGAAGACGAAAGCTACAGAGCCTATTTTCAAGAAGTAAAGGCGAAAGGTGATAAATATTATTCGGAGGTAGAAGAGAATGAAAAACAAAATTAAATTAGTATTAACAACTATTGGAGTGATTGGTATGTTAGCTGGGTGTTCTGACCAAGCTGATGTTGTTCGACATAACTTATCGGAAGAGGCAGACAATTTCAACGTAGTACGAAAGGTTACAGTATTGAATGCTATCACAAATGATGTGATGTTTGAGATGAGTGGTCGAATGTCGATTGTAGCAGATACGACAGATAATCAACTGGAAATTTTGGTCGAAACTGCCGATGAGGAATATCAGAAGCATATCATTGGATTGTCTGATAATGTATCCTATGTGGTCCAGGATGTGAAGACAAAGGATGTATCGAATTACGACTACACTATCAACTTCAATCCGAAGATGTGGTTGCCACTGGAAGTTAAGGCTGTGGATTAGGAGAAGAAAATCGATGAACGGTTACGAGTTTATGGCACAGCATCCATTTCTGACCGCATTTATTGTGTGGGTAGGCTGTGCCTATTTCGCAGAGTGCATCAAGTATCTATCTGGTTACAAGGAGCCGAAACATGAACAAAAGAATCAAGAAAAAGAAAGCTAAGCAGGCACGACAACGAGAACTGGAACAGTTGGAGCAGGAATTGGCCAAACTAAGTCCAGAACAACTAGAAGCAATTGCTGATGCAATTAGTCAAGCGGTACAGGCTATTTGTACTGTCATAAGCTATTTCGCTGAGAACATTGCTGAGGCATTAAGAAGATGGGAGGAACGACTTGACAAAGAAGACAGCAATCAAGACTAGACGTGATTTTCTTGAATTTGAACTTGAAGCCAAGTATCTTAAAATTGATAAACTTATCGGACAGCGTCGTCACGAATTAGAAAGGCTCTATGCAGTTAAGAATTTAACAATACCAGACATAGACGATTCAGGAGCAAGTAGAAGTGGTACTTCATGCAATACATCCGAAAACCTAGCCATTACATACGCTAGTGATCCAGTGATTCTAAAGTTGGAAGAGTTTCAAACAGCAATTTCAAAACTACTTGACGTACTCGAACCAGATGATAAGAAAATCTTTCATTTGCGTTGGGGTGAGCATACTAGGTATGATTGGATTCAAATTTTGTATATCATGCAAAATGGAGATACTGGCTATCTTTATAAGCATCGTAAGCAAATTTATAGACGACGCGAAGTTATATTGGACACATTAGCCAAAATACTTTTGATGTAATCTTGTCACAAAAACGTATAGAAGTGACAAAAACAATGTGTTATATTTGTATCATGAGTAAAACTAATAGGTAAACATAAAGTCACACAAATCCGTGTGGCTTTTAATTTTAGGAAGGAGGTGAGTCAGTGGCAACTAAGCAACCAATTCGTGATCTTAAAGACATTCAACGAATGAAGGATTATTTAATACATGACAGCGCAAAGAATCCTGTACTTAGACTGCGAAACTATACTTTATTTGTCACAGGAATCAACTCTGGACTGCGAATGGGAGATATTCGAGATCTTAAAGTTAAGGATGTCACAGGCTGGCGGATTAAACATTTTGATGAAAAAACCGGGAAATTTACCGACAGAAAAATGAACTCCAGCTTAAAAAAAGCGATAAGAAACTATCTTGGTATAACGAAGCTAAAAAACGAGGATTATCTATTTCCGGGAAGCTTTAAGCAAAACAGAAAGATGAGCGAGTCTCAAGCGTGGAGGATAGTTACCTCTGCAGCTAACTTCCTCGGAATACCAGAGATTGGCACACATTCTATGCGGAAAACTTTCGGCTTCCAAATCTTCACAACGCAAGGAAACAAAACGGTAGGAGACATAATGAAACTACTTAATCATCAAAAAGAATCAACAACATTGGCATATATTGGAGTGACTCGAGACTCTGAAGATAAAACCGTAGACAAGCTCAATCTCTAAAATTTATCAAACAGATAGAAAAGTTTTTGCGATGACCTTGCATTTTTATTTTTTAGCCCTAAAAACCATTGATACCAAGCGTTTTCTAAAAATAAAAAAATGAAATAGAATTAGTAAAACCTTGCATAATTCTATACAAAAAAACGGAGAACTAGGAGTTTACAAGATGAATGCGATAGCAGAAAAGAAAATCACAGACTATCTGAATCAAAATAAGAAGTCGCTTGATGAAATCAACCAACACATTTATGCTGTTATAGCAATCAATCGACTAACCAATTCAGAAGTTGCAGCATTATTTACTGGTCTTATGCGTCAAGTATTATCGTCTGAACATAATACAAAACTATTGAGCAATCTTGGAATACAGGTTGGACAGCTCAATCCTGAACTTACAACAAAGATTCAGCAGATTCTTACAGAGGAATGGCTTGCTAGTCAGGGATTGATCAAATGAATCTGATGACTCCTGAAATACTTGACAGGTTAGTCGAGTTAATCAGAACTGACAAAGTCCAAGAGTTCTATTGGACTAAGGAATGGCGAATCATTCGAAAGGTGCGTAGGCAGAGGGACAACAACGAATGTCAACGTTGTATGCGAGCAGGTCGATACACACCAGCAGATATGGTGCATCACAAGAAGGAAGTGCGACAGCATCCAGAGTTAGCATTAGAACTAGACAACACAGAATGTTTGTGCAATCCATGCCACAACCGAGAGCACCCAGAAAAACTCAGTGGCTATCATCGTCGCAAATTCGACAATGTGGAGCAGTGGTAAGCCCCCGGGTCAAACCAAATGGCTTTTCTAAAGGGGAAACGTGCAACGGGAAGGGGTACCTCGGAAAAGATATCTAGCGAAATTTTATCAAGAACAAAAAACTCACATGAAAGGAGAAATATGGCTGGTTTTTTAGAATACCCAGAATTTGACTGGGAACGCCCTTTGGTTGCTCAGAAAAAATATGTTAAGTCTCGTGATGATCTACGAATCAAGCTGATTCGCATTTTGCAGGAGCGTAAAAAATATGAGGAGCCATTTAAAGATTTAGTTGAGCAGTATATTTCCCTGTGGGAGACATCTCAACTTTTAAGACAGGATATAAAGTTGAATGGCATACGTATTGATGGTAAGAAAAATGATTCCGTCTCTCTCCAAGTCAACGTCAATAAGCAGATGATGGTCATGCTTGAAAAATTAGGAATCGAAGCTAAGGAATTGAAATCTGAGGATGGCGAAGACATTTAATTTTACAAGCGGAACTTCCCACATTGACGACTGGCTGAGAGATATTGTTACAGAGAAATATCCTGTCTGTAAGGAAATTAAGCAGATGGCGGATTTGGTAATTGCTGCCATTTCTGATCCGGAAATTTATGTTGATGTAAAAAAGGCTGATAGTGTTGTTGATTTTATCAATAAATATCGCCCATATAAGCTACAGCCTCCGCAACGATTTATTCATGCGGCAGTTAATGCTATCCGTTGGAAGAGCGATGACAGTTTGGTATTTCCCGAGCTGTTTTTATTATGTGCTCGTGGATTTGGTAAGAACAGTATCGCTTCGGATGAGGCTTTTTTTAAAACTAGCAATCGAAACGGTATTCGCGAGTATAATGTGGATATTGTTGCCAATAGTGAGGCTCAGGCTAAGACATCATTTGATGATGTTTATAACACGATTAAAGATCATGCTGTTCTGCAGAAGGCTTACAAGTTTTCCCAGACCTTAATTACTTTTATCAAATCTAGGTCTAAGATTAAGTACCATACCTCAAATGCACGGACCAAGGATGGTCTTCGTCCTGGTTTGGTTATCTTTGATGAGTTACATGAGTATTTGAATTATGACAATATCAATGTCTACATCAACGCTCTCGGTAAGGTTGCGGATGCTTCTGTGATGTATCTAACGACGGATGGTAAGGTTCGTGGTGCGGTACTGGATGATTACAAACAGACTGCTAGGGATATTCTTTCAACTTGCGACTATCGTGCTGGGATGTTGCCGATTTTGGCTAAGATTGATGCGTTTGAGGAATGGGAAGATGAGCTTGCTTGGATAAAGGCTAATCCGATGTTGCCATACTTGCCAACATTGCTGAAAGAGTACAGGAAAGCCTACAAGCGTGCTTTACGTAGCAAGGAGCTATTCCTTGACTTTATCACTAAACGGTGCAACTTCCCCTTGGAAGATACGACTCACGCTGTTGCTGAGTGGGATGATATTGTTGCTGCAAGCAGACCGTTACCAGATGATTTGGAGGGAATGGAGTGTGTAGGTGGTATCGACTATGCGGATGTACGTGACTTTATCGGTGTAGGTCTCTTGTTTAGAAGAGGTAAGATGCGGTATTGGCTACATCATACTTTTATTGTCTCAGAGGCTTTGAAAATCCAAGATTTTAAGATGGATTTTACGATTCCACAACACGAGGGGTTGGTTACGATAGTACCTGGTAAGGTAATGGATCCTAAATATGTGGCTGATTGGTTTGTAAAAATGGCTGAGAAGTACAAGATTGTCAATATAGCGATGGATGATTTCCGAAAGGCACCGGTCAAAGAGGCTTTTGAGAATGCTGGCTTGCCGATAGAAGTTGTTCGAAGTGGTTCTGTTACTCATTCTAGGCTTGCCCCTACGGTTGATATGATGTTTGCGAATCATGAGATTGCATTTGGAGAAGACCGTATGATGCGGTGGTACACAAATAATGTCTACGTTGATGTTGATGGTAAAGGGAATAAAACTTACAAGAAGATTGATCCAGAGAGGAGGAAGACAGATGGTTTTTCAGCTATGATTCATGCGATGTCAATTGAGGAACAGTTGGAGAAGAAGACTGTTAAAATCAATCGTAGATTGCGCAGTTTTACGAGGTAGAAGTATGGTAGAAAACTTTGTTTTGCCGAAAAATAATGGATTTGCAGATTTATCTATTTTAGAGGCTACAAATGAATTAAGTAACTCAACGAGAGTTCCGTTAAACGAATTAGTAGCAGTTGCTTATGTAAACGGAGGTTCGACTAGCTACTCTAGATGTGTCTATTGTCACAAATCCAATAGCGGAGGGGTTTGCTCGCATTGTAAATATATTTAGATAGGAGGTTTATATGTCTAAGCGAATTAAGAAAAAATATCGTCCATTTGTTTTGATTGGGAAAACGCTTGATTATCTCAATGGGAAAGTGGAGCGGTTGTTTGAACTTCAATTTCGTACTGATAAGCGTTTCGAGGAGTTGAATGAGCGTTGTTGCAAGAATGCTGAAAGCACTAACGCTGAGTTCTCGGCTCACTTGAAACGGATTGAGAAGTTAGAAAAAGAAGTCGAACGTTTAAAGCGTCCCTGGTACAAGCGTAAGTAAGTCACTGATTAGAAAAGGAGGTGGTCCAGTTGGGGTGGTTAAATAATTTCTTTGGTTTTTTCGCCCGAGATGGTACTGTGAAGAAGGTTAGTCGTAAGGAGTTGGAGGCTGCGGTTCGTCGGTCTGGTCAGCGGGTTCAGTTTATGGAATTTGCTCTGCAGATGTGTATTGACAAGATAGCCAATGCTTTGTCTTTGGCCAACTATGAGACTTACAACAAAGGTAAGATTCAGAAGGGAGATATTTGGTATCGGTTTAATTATGAGCCCAACCAAAATCAGACCCAGAATGAATTTCTTGCTGCCTTGATTGGTCAGATGGTCAAGAACTCAGATGGTGCTTTGGTTTTGATGCACAATGGTGAGTTCATTCTTGCAGAGAGCTTTGAAATTGACAAAAAAGCCTTTCGTCCAAATGTTTACAAGCACATCACGGTTGCTGGTGGACTGCAGTTGAATGCGGTCTATCAGGAAGAGGATGTTTTGCACTTTACCATGAATGATTCTAAGGTAAGAGGTTACTTGGATGACCTGTACTCGGAATATGGGAAGTTGATTGGTGGAGCGATTCGAAATTATAACAGAGGAAACGCTTTGAAACTTGGTCTGAATATTGGTACCTTATTTGACCAGAAATACGGAAAGGCTGTTGTTGAGGTAGATGACGAAGGTAACGAGACAACGGAATATGATCTTATCATGGATGAGATGTATGAGAAGCGGTTTGCTGCTGTACTTTCTGATGAAGACTCAATCACTCCGTTAGAAGAAGGGCTTGAAATATCTAGCCTCGTTCAGACAAGTGCCAATACTAAGAGTGGTGCGGTAACTACTCGTGATATTTCCGATGTCATTATGGATGTTGTCCACTATGCTGCTGACGCTTTCTCGATTCCTCGTGGAATCATGAAAGGTGATGTGGCAGATGCAGAGGCGATTCGTGATAACTTTGTCAATTTTGGTGTGCGTCCGTGGGCTGATGCGATTGAAACAGAAATCAATCGCAAGCTGTACGGTAAGAAACATCTGGCTGTTAGCTCAAAATTTAAGATACAAACGAACACAATCCTAGTTTACAGCGCAGAGAAATTTGCGTCGGCTGGGGAAGCATTATTCCGAATCGGTGCTCTCAGTACAAACGAATTGAGAGATAAACTGGGAGAAGAGCCGATTGATGAGCCGTGGGCCGATCAATACTTTGTATCTCTAAACTATGCTAGGGCTGATGGCTCTGGTGATAATCAAAAGAAAGGAGAAAAGGAAACTAGTGACAAAACAAATTCCGTTTAAATTTGAGGCTTCTGTCTTAAATGATGATAAGGCTGTATTATACCTACACGGTACTGTTGGTGGCTACTGGGAAGGGATTAACTTCAAGGATGTTCGCAATGCTTTGGCAGGTTTCAAAGGAAATGAAATTGAAGTACATATCAATTCTTACGGTGGTGATATGTTTGAGGGGATTGCAATCAAGAATTTCTTTAGTCAGTGTGATGAGACTGTCACGGTGATTATTGATGGTTTGGCTGCAAGTGCCGCATCTATCATTGCTATGGGTGCTGATAAGATTTTGATGCCAAAAGATACGCAGTTGATGATTCACAATCCGTGGACATTCGCCTATGGTAATGCCAAGGAATTGCGTAAGGTGGCTGATGATTTGGATAAGGCTCAGGTATCTGTTGAAGAAACTTACCTCAAACGTTTCAAAGGTGATAGAGAAGAATTAAAAGCTCTTCTTGATGAGGAGACTTTCCTCACGGCTGATGAGGCAGTTACCTTGGGGCTTGCTGATGGTATTTATGGCGAAGATGAACCAGAAGAAGTGTCTAATGACGCTGAAACTAATGTCCTAGATAGCCTTATGGCTAAGTATGGGACTGATGAACATGAGGATAAGGGAAAGCGAAATATTGAACGCTTTGCCTTTTTATTTACACAAAATAAAGGAGAATAACAACTATGCCATTAATCAATAATGATTTGAAAACAAACTTTGCTGAAGCTCGTGAACAATTGTTTGCTGCTTTGCGAACAGATAACGAACAGGAGCAGAAACAAGCCTTTGAAAACTTTGTTACAGGTTTGGAGGCTAATGTGTCTGAACAAGTTAAGGCTGCTGCTGTGGAGTTCCAAGAAGGTATGCAAGATGAAGCTATTCTTGCAGAACGTGGGCTTCGTCGAAAACTGACATCTGCTGAACGTAAATTTTTCAGCGAAGCAGTTCAGAAACAAAAAATCACTGGTCTAGATCAGACATTCCCGGAAACAATTATTGAGGACATTTATCGTAATCTTCAGCAAGAACATCCGATGTTGTCCTTAATTGACATGCAGGTAGGAGATGTAAAAACTGCATTTATCTACGGTGATTCTACTAAGAAACGTGCTTTCTGGGGAGCCATCCCAGCCGACATCCAACAGATCCTCTTGGATTCATTCAAGCGTTTGGACATTTCTCAATCACAACTGTCTGGTTATATTGCTGTTCCAAAAGGGTACTACAAACTCGGACCATCATGGTTGGCAAGTTATGTTGTTACATTCTTGCAAGAAGTAATGATTGCTGCTATCGAAGAAGGGATTATGAATGGTACTGGTAAGGAAGAACCTCTAGGTATGATGCGTAAATTGTCTGGAGATTCAGGTGGTGTATATCCTGAGAAAGAACCAATTGTACTTTCTGATTTGACACCTAAAACACTAGCAGGAATCCGAGCTGCACTTGCTAAGGCTAAGATGGACAACGGGCAAGTGGCCATGTTTGTAAACCCGATGAGTTATTGGGCAAAGGTTTTCCCGAAACTGGCCTTTCGTACAGACGCAGGCGTTTGGGTGACAACTCAGTTGCCTACAGGTGAAACGATTATTCCAACGCATTCCGTCCCTGAGAACAAGCTTGTTTTTGGGGTACCATATAACTACTTGATGGTTGTAGCAGGAAATATCGAAATCCATGAATATCGTGAAACGTTGGCACTTCAAAACCTTGATTTACATATCGCTCAATTCTTTGGTAAAGGGATTGCCAAAAACGAAAATGCTTTCTTTGTAGCTGATATTGCAAACATTGATGGTGCAACTATTCCAGGCTTGGAAGGTCCAGCTGCTATCGTCAAAGAAGATACTATTAATCCTAAGGTGTCTATTTAGTGAAAGGGGAATAAAACATGAAATTGATTAAGGTTGAAGTAACGGAAGAATTTTTCGATAAGGTTGCCAAGCTTGACCGTGCTGTTGGGGATGTCTTCGAGGTGGATGCTGAACGCCTCGAAGTTCTCTTGGGAGAAAATAGCGAAAAGCGTGCATTTGTTAAGGTGTTGGAAGAAAGTGAAGTTGAAACAGACTATAGCAAGTTGAAAACGGAGGACATCAAGGCTTTATTGACCGAAAAGGGTATTGAATTTGATAAGTCTGCTAAAAAATCAGACTTGATTGCTTTGTTGACTGCAGAGTAGCAGGAGGTGTTTAGGTGAGTGAAGATTTGAGTAGTGTGCTTCTTGAACCAATAAAGTCGCACTTGCGTGTGACCTGGGAGAGTCAAGATAGCGAGATTAAGGAATACATCGAAGAAGGGATAGTCCTTATCGATGGTATCTGTGGCGAGTCAGACTACTCTGTATCTGGCTTGCCTAGGATGTTGTTGAAAGCGTATTGTCGTCGGGCTTGGTCTGGTAACACTTCTATGTTCGAGGAAGATTACAGAAGACAGTTATTGCGTCTACAACATGAAAATGGTGTGAGGCGATTGAGGAGGAAGGGTAATGAGTAAACAAGGTGATTATCAACCACTCAATGATGGACTGCTTGAATATGGAGATTTGACTACCAAGCGTGACAAGGATACGGCTAAGAAAATCGGTGAAGAGTTGACGACTAGGGGGAGATTGTACTTTGGTTACAAGTCTATTGTAGCCAAGTATGATAGTTACCTGGTATCAAATCTATCTGCGGTAGATATCAAGATTCAATGTTACTATGTGCAGGGCTTCCAAAAGTCGCATAAGGTTCGGATAAAGGATGAACTTTTCGCGGTTGAGTCGGTGGATGTTGATAATAGACAGGAGTACATGTATCTATTTCTGAGAAAGGTAGGGTACTGGGATGGCGGAAATTATATCCAAACCTCTGGATCTAAGTAGGATTGTTGAGGTGATTCGTGGGACTGGTTTTCCTTGCTTTGGGTTAGATATGGGAAGGGACGAGGTTGCAGACAACCCGTCCTTCTTTCTGTACTCTGATGATGGTGGATTGACACCTGGTACACATGCTAATCAATATAAGCGGGCTTTCACGGTCATGTTTGTTACTCGTGAGAGTGCCAGTTTTGATGATGTGAGTCTGATTGAGCGATTGAAAGACTGTCGCTTGATTTTTGATAGTTCTGAGATTGACAAGGGGAACTTGGTCAATACAGACAAGCAGGTGACGGCTACGACGCTTAATTTTCACCAATTGATTCGAATAGAGAGGTAGTTTTATGGCAAATAAAGCTACTCTTGATTTTTCTGGCTCTACCAAACTGGCTGAGGCTATGGCGAAGATTCCGAGTAAGTCGGAGGAGGTTGTCAATCGTGTCTTGCTTGTTCGGGGAACCAAGGAAGTGATGCAGTCTATCATTGGCTTTATGCCAATAAGTAAACGAGAGAAGAGGCACGCTAAGTACTCCAACCCACTCAAAGAGCGGATGTTTAATCTGGGCTTTGATATTGTAGCTAAGGGTGGTGCTGCTAAGAATAAGGGGTCATTTGGCTACTTGGTATTTCCCAACGAGGGAAGAGGGGCACACAATCCGATTGCACAAGCCTTCTTTGAGCGTGGTTTGGCATCTCGGGAAGAAATTATCTTGGACTATGTGATTGATGAACTGGTCCGAGTACAGCAAGAATTATTAACGACATAAGGAGAAAGAAATGTCAAAAGTATTTGATGTATTGCAAGATTTTGAACAATTTGAAATCACCAATGGGCAGTTTCGTCCCTTGGTAAGTGGTCAGCTTGGTGCAGCTGAGCGATTGGGGTGTACGGGTTCTATTTCGGTAGAAGCTGAAAGCAAGACGGTCACTAAGAAGTGTGAGGGGAATGTTACCAAGGAAGTCACGATTATTCAAAAATTGAATGCTACTGTCTCAATGCACATGCCTGTAGCTATTTTACGGAAGGTGTTTGGCTTGACCAATGATAAGTTGAAGACTGGTGTCTATGGTCTTACGAGCAAGCCGAAGGTTTCTTCTGGGGCTCTGACGTGGGACATGTACGATTTGGGGCGTGAGAACCATAAATTGATTGCTTTTCCTAATATCTCTTGGACTAGTCCTTTCAAGATCAATGTGACAAACGGTGAGGAAGAGATTGCGGAAATTGAAACGACCTTCTCTGCTTTTGCGGACGAGAATGGCTTTTTCTACTATGAAGCTATTGAAGGCGATGGTGTTGCTACGGATGTGGTAAGCGGTTGGAACAAGACCTTCACACCAACATTAGTCAAGAAAGCAGAGCTTTAGGAGGGATAAGTAATGTCTGAAAAAATTACTGAATTGAAATTGTTGAATGGGGAGTCTGTCAAAATTCAGACTCCTATCAGTTTGTATGACTGGAAGAAGGCGAAAAAAGAGGGTCTGCTTACTCAAAATGCATTTGCTTCCGCAATGAAAAATGGTGGAGGAAATCCAAATATCAATGACAAAGATTTGGAGAATGCTCCATTTGTTGCCTATCGTGCAGCTGGCGGATCTATGTCAAAGGATGAGTTTGAGAAAGCTGTGGTTTTTGATTTACAAATTGCTGGACGTATTTATCAGCAAATTGTGCAAGGGAATGGTCAGCCAAAAAAGGAGAAATCCAACTAGCGTTTGAAAAGAAGACAAAAAAAGGGAAGAGTAATGGTCGTGCTCCTCGTATCAACTGGGAAAAGGTTGAAGTGGATGAGGTTATCGGCTATTACTCTTTTGTCTTTGGGATTGATATGCAGTTGGTGTTAGGGATGTCTATCCAGGAAGCTGAGGAGATGGCAAGTCTGAAAGTGGCTATCGAGGCTTGGAAGCATAGTGAGTAGAAAGGAGGTCAAATGGCAAAGCAAAGTGAAGTAAAGGTAACTTATAAAGTCTTAAATTCTGAATTTAACAAGGGAATATCAGAAATGAATTCTAAGATAACGTCGTTGAATAAAGAATTTAGATTGCAACAGGAACAAATGCGTCTGACTGGTAGCGAGACTGATAAGTTAGAGTCAAAGCTGAATAAATTGACCTCTGAGTACTCAATTGCCCAAGAGAAGACTAGGTTAGTTGAGCAAGGACTAAAAGAAGTCACGAAGGCTACTGGCGAAAACTCTAAGGAAACTCAGACGTGGACCAATAAGCTACTGGATGCTAAACGTAATGAAGAATACCTAAAGAATGCTATCGAACAGACCAAGCAAGCCTTGGACAAGGAACGTGAGGCTGTCAATCAGTCTGCTCGTGCTTCTCAGGAACGAAAAGAAAAACTATCTGCGCTGAAAACTGAACAAGATAGATTGGCGGACTCTGCTGATAAAATCAAAGCCAAATACGATTTAGAGCGGTCAGCTCTTGGGAACAATGCCAAGGAGTCTGATTTGCTTAAAATCAAGAAAAAAGAACTTGCTGAACAGATGAAAAATACTGGCCAGCAGGTTGAAAATTTGGAGAGGCAGTTAGAGATTGCCAAAGCTGAGTACGGTGAGAATAGTCGTGAAGTGGACAAGCTAGAAAAAGAACTGCTTGAATCAAAGAAGGCTTTTCAAGATTATGCCAACGAGGCTAAGAAAGCTGACGACTCTCTTGGTCGATTTGCTGATAAGGCAAAGAGTTTAGGTAGTAAATTAGCCTCTGTTGGTCAAGGATTGACAATGGGGCTGACTGTTCCGCTTGTAGCTGGTGCGGGTGTTGCCGTCAAGGTGGCAAGTGATTTTGAATCAGCCTTTGCAGGTGTCATGAAGACCAATGATGAGGTTGTCGACGCGAATGGCAAGGTCATTATTAGCTACGCTGACTTACGGGATGGCATTCGCAACATGGCAAAGGAAATTCCTGCGAGTACTACGGAAATCTCCGCAGTTGCAGAAGCTGCAGGGCAGTTGGGGATTAAGACGGAGAATGTCTTAGACTTTACTCGTGTCATGATTGATATGGGGCAATCTACTAACTTGTCAGCCGAAGAGGCAGCAAACTCTATGGCTCGCTTAGCAAACATAACCCAGATGCCTCAGGATAAATTTGATGAATTAGGCTCAACGATTGTTTCTCTTGGTAACAACTTTGCGACTACTGAATCAGAGATTTTGGAGATGGGATTGCGTCTGGCTGGTACAGGTAATCTTGTAGGTCTGACTGAAGCTCAAATCATGGGTCTAGCTGCTGCTATGTCATCTGTTGGTATAAATGCTGAGGCTGGTGGTTCTGCAATGAGTCGTATCATGCAAAAAGTCAATACAGCCGTTCTTGAAGGCGGAGAAGCTTTGACTAGTTTTGCGGACGTAGCAGGACAGAGTGCAGAAGAATTTGCTGTCATGTGGCAAGAAAGACCACAGGATGCTATTGTAACACTGATAAAAGGCTTGGGAAGAATCAAGGACGAAGGAGGAAATGTCACAGGTACTTTGAAAGACCTTGGGCTTGAATCCGTTAACGAAATTGATGCAATGCAGCGTTTAGCAGGTGCAGGCGAACTACTAGAAACTGCATTTAGAAAATCTGGTGAAGCGTGGGCGGAAAATACTGCCTTGTCGGAAGAAGCTCAGAAGCGATATGAAACGTTCCAAAGTAAACTAGCAATCGTCAAGAATAGACTAGCGGATATTGCGGTTGAGTTTGGCGGTCCATTGATGGACGCTGCCGCAGATGTGCTGAATGCATTAGAGCCCGTTTTTGATTTTTTAGGCAATCTTGCCAAAGGGTTTGCTGATTTGCCAAAACCAATGCAGCAAGTCATTGTGGTTATTGGTAGCATCATTGCTGCACTAGGACCGTTATTGATTTTTATCGGACAGATAGCAACTGGAATAGGCTCTATTGCTGGTCTATTCGCACAAGGTGGAGCACTTGCAGGTGTTATACCTTGGATAACAGGGACTTTGTTACCTGCATTGGGAGGAATAGTTTCCGCGATTGTATCTTGGCCTGTATTGATAGGTGCTGCATTAGTAGCTTTAGTGGCAGTTGTTGTCATGTATTGGGATGAGATTGTCGCATGGATTGGACAAGCCTGGGAGAAGATTAAAGAATTTTTTGCACCTATCGGAGAATGGTTTGCGGAGAAGTGGGCGAGCGTAAAAGAGGCTACAGTCCAGTTGTGGACAGAGTTAACTACATGGTTATCGGAAACGTGGACATCTTTTATGGAGGGCGCCAAAGTACTATGGGATGGATTAGTTAACATCTTTACATTTGCGTGGCTGTTGGTAAAAGAGGCTTTTAACATCGCATGGCTTGCTATTGAAACACCTCTACGATTGGCATGGGAGATATTCTGGGCATTTACTCAGGAATTTTGGACAGGGCTTGCTACATGGTTTTCTCAACTATGGGACACCATCAAAACTGCTGTTTCAAATGTTTGGGATGCTATTAGTAGCTATCTTACTGGTGTCTGGACCGCTATTTCAAGCAAGGTCACAGAAGTTTGGTCTGCTATCAAAAAATGGATGGAAGATACTTGGACCGCTGTTTCTAGTAAAGTCATCGAAATTTGGACTCAAATCTCAGGATACCTAACTGGTGTATGGACTGCTATTTCTGGTAAAGTTACCGAAATTTGGAATAGCATTAGGTCTAAAATCTCAGAAGCTTGGACTGCTGTATCAAGTACGACTGCTCAAATTTGGAGCAATATAAGCTCTCAAATTTCTAGTATTTGGAATGGTATCAAAACAAACATTGCCCAAGTCGTCGATAATGTACGTAATTCGATTGCCAACGGATTTAATGCTGCTAAGAATAGTGCTGTTAATATTTTCAACGGCATACGAGACGCTATTAGTCGTGCCATTAATGGGGCAAAGGATGCTGTCGGAAATGCTATTAGTACCATGAAGAGTTTCTTCAATTTTTCTTGGAGTTTGCCTAAAATCAAGCTTCCACACCTAAGTGTTAGCGGTAGTTTTAGTCTTGCTCCGCCTAGGGTGCCTCACTTCAGTATTGAATGGTACAAATCTGGTGGTATTATGACTGATCCTGTTGCGTTTGGTCGAAACGGAAACAATCTAATGGTTGGAGGAGAAGCTGGACCAGAGGCTATTTTACCGTTAACTGATAAAGTGCTAGGTAAAATTGGTCAAGCCCAAGCGAAGGCAAGTGGCATGGTGGGCAATACTGTCCATGTCACTAACTATGTGACAATGAATGCCACTGTCGATAGTGATTACGGTACAGACCACTTTTTTGATAAGGTGGATAAGTGGATTGCTGACAAGAGCGATATCCGTAATTTCTCTACGGGAGGTGTTGCTTAAGAAGGAAGTGCTGAGAGGATGAATCTGAGCACTTCTAATTTTTTTGAAAGGAGACTTATGCTTAAAACGTTATTAGACGGCTCATTTCCAGATAGTTTGAAGTGTTGTTTAGCAACTCGACCTGTTATTCCTAGCCCAGAAATGGAGTATGAAGATATTTCTATTCCAGGTAGGGATGGTTCGTTGACGAGGGAGTTGGGGTACAAGAATATCCCAATTGAATGTGAATACAACATGCTGGAAGAGGTCAATATCAAGAGTCTAGTAAGGACTGTCAAGGGTTTCTTTGTCGGGAAAAAGACTTTGCGTTTTTCGGATGATGATGTGTATTACAAAATCAAAAAAATCCAGTTTTCAGACATCGAGAATGAGGTGGCAGAGTATGGTCGGTTCACAGTTACGTTTGAGTGTGATCCGTTTCAATATGCTTTGAATAGTAGTGTTTCATTGGTAAATGGTCAATCTTTTCAAAATATGGGGACTTATCGTTCCAAGCCTTATCTGAAGGTATTTGGTTCTGGTACGTTGACGGTGAATGGCAAGTCCATTATTTTGCGTGATGTTGGTGACTACATTGAACTTGATAGCGATTTACAGAATGCTTATAGAGGGAATGTAGATATGAATCGAAATATGGTTGGAGAATTTCCCGAATTTGTGCCTGGTACTAATCGGGTGTCCTGGTCAGGAAATATCACTAAGGTTATTTGTGAAGGGAGGTGGCGGTATATATGATTTGTTTGTATGCGGCTGAGGAAAGTCTTTTTGAACATAATGGATTAGGGATATTAGATAATGACTTGAAAAAGTGTCATGTTGAAGAGTTGATAAACAATCTGTATACTTTGACAGCTCAATATCCACTTTGGGCAAAATTTGGCAAGTTGATTCGCAATGGGATGATTATCAAGGCTCCCACTCCAAATGGTGACCAGTTGTTTCGAATTTACCAGTCTAAGCCGTCAATGGGAATGCTAGAAATACATGCTTTTCATATTTTCTATGACCTAGCTTTCAACTTTGTAGAGGATACCAATATTGTATCTAAGAGTGGTCAAGCATGGTTGCAACAATTGTCTCAGAATACACAGTACAGTCATCCATTTACTTTCTTTAGTGATATTTCCAAGGTGGCAGGGTCTAGGGTAGTTCGTAAGAACTGTGTGGAGATTTTGTTGAATACGTCGTTGGATAATTCCTTTGTCAATCGGTTTGGCGGTGAGATTCTTCGTGACAATTTTAAGGTCTATTTTAATCGAGCAATTGGAGAAAATAGAGGTTTTAAAATCCGTCACAAGAAGAACCTCAAAGGCTATACTGCTAACATTGATGACAAATCGGTCATCACTCGGATCATGCCTATTGGTTTTGACGGACTTTTGTTGCCAGAAAAATATGTTGATAGTCCTCGGATTAGTGACTATCCTTTTCCAAGAATTGGTAAAGTTGAGGTTGATGTAAAGGCAGCAGTTGGTGAAAATGCAGATGCAAAAGATGCTATTCCTTTGAATGAAGCCTATACCAAAATGCGTGCCTTAATCAAAGAGCAATTTGGCGTTATTGATGTTCCTACCTGTTCCTATGAGGTTGACTTTGTTGAATTGTCAAAAACTAAGGAATATGCTGATTTTCAAAACCTTGAAACTGTTCGAATTGGCGATACGGTAACGGTCAGTCATGATGAGGATGGGTTCTATGTAGAAGCTAAGGTAATCCGTTATGAGTATGACAGTTTGGCAGGTAGCTTGTTGAGGATTGAGGCTGGACAGTTTGAGTCTAGAAGTAGTAACAACTCTATCAACCAACAGAGAAGCATCGAGCAACAACTCGAAGACGTAAAGATAGAAACTAGCAACATGGTGCAGGTCGCTGCAAACGGAAAGAACACGATTTATCGTGGAATCGACAGACCGGCAAATGCTAATGTCGGTGATTTGTGGTATGAACCTCTTGAAAATTCTGTCGTATTGAAGCAATGGTCCGGTGTGGATTGGGAATTGATTCCAATCAGTGACCAAAATTTAGGGAACGTCAATGTTAATAATCTGAGTGGTAATCATATCGATGTTCGGCGTTTTCGTATTTCCTCTGGGGATAGGGATATTTTGTATGTTAATGAGGTTGGCGAAGTTATATTAAACGCTAAGCGGGTTCAGATTGATTTTACGGACGTTGCTACTAAAGATGATTTGAAAAAAATTGAATTGACTCCTGGACCAAAAGGCGAAAAAGGAGACCCTGGTCAAAGAGGGGCTGATGGACTTCCAGGTCGTGACGGAGTAGGTATTCGTTCAACGACCGTCACTTATGCTAGTTCAACCAATGGTGCTACGGCACCGACGACTGGTTGGACTGCGGAAGTTCCGACTGTTGCCCCTGGCAATTATCTTTGGACCAAGACGGTATGGACTTATACAGACGGCAACACGGAGACTGGCTACAATGTCTCTCGTATTGGTCGTGATGGTAATACTGGTCGAGATGGTATCGCAGGTAAGGACGGAGTAGGTATTCGTTCAACGACGATTACTTACGGAAAATCGACATCTGGCACAATTCAGCCAACGTCATGGACAGCTCAGGTACCAAGCGTCCCCAATGGTCAATTTTTATGGACAAAAACTGTTTGGGCATATACGGATAATACTAGCGAAACTGGTTACTCAGTGGCTAAGATGGGGGAGACAGGTCCTAAGGGTGAGCAAGGAGCTACAGGTCCGCAAGGTCCAGCTGGTCCGAAGGGAGAACCAGGTCTTCAAGGGTTACAAGGCCCGAAAGGGGACCAAGGTATTCCAGGACCTAAAGGTTCTGATGGTAGAACCCAGTACACTCATATTGCCTATGCTGACAATGCCACAGGTGGAGGTTTTAGTCAGACAGACCAATCCAAAGCTTACATCGGCATGTATCAAGATTTTACGGTCACAGACAGCACTAATCCTGCATCATATCGCTGGACTAAGTGGAAAGGAGATAAGGGAGATACAGGTGCTCAGGGCATACCTGGCCCTAAGGGTGCAGACGGTCGGACACCTTATGTCCACTTTGCTTACTCAGACAACGCAGACGGTACAGGTCTGACCACGTCGGATAATGGTCAGCGGTACATCGGTCATTACTCTGATTATACGCAGGCTGATAGCACGGATAAGACCAAGTATCGCTGGGCGGATAGATGGGCGAGATTGAAACTAGAAGACAACCTTCTACTCAATAGCTCTTTTAACGAAAACTTAAACCAGTGGGAAGGAACTGGAGTGACTATAGCTGATGGTAAGGCACGAATTACAGGAGAATTTAATAAAACTAAAACTATTTACCAAAGCATCAAGTCTCAGATAATTAATGACGATGTTAGTCAGGTATACATAGCTGCAATCTCGGTTAAGGTCACTAATTATGTGGCTGGTTCTATAAATCCATATTTTGCACTTTATATAAATGGCGCAAAGAATGACAGCGCGTATACATGGTTTGGTGCAACATATTTGACACCCTCTCGTTTGGACGTAGTAAACAATAAGGGGATTGTACAGTTTACCACTACTTTCAAAGTAAATGTACCGCGTATCCAGATAGGTGATATTAAGTTTCATATATATGCAAGAGATTTCACTGGAGAAGTGGAATTTGAAAAAGTGTCTCTCAGACGTGGGGATATCGATTTAGGTTGGCAGGCTTCTCCAGAGGATTTTCGCAACCAACTCAACTCCAAAGCCGACCAACTTCTAACCCAAGAACAGATCAACGCCCTTAACGAGCGGGCGCAGATACTTGATGCAGAGCTTAAAGCAAAGGCGTCTATGGATGCGCTTAGCGACCTCGAGAAAGCTTATCAATCATTTGTAAAATCAAATGCTGATAGCCGAGCAAAAGCAGAAGCGGATTTGGCAGAGGCAGGCAGACGGATTGAGTTGCTGGTTACGCAGTTTGGCGGCTTTAAAGAGCTGAAAACATTTATTGATACGTATATGTCAAGCTCTAACGAGGGTTTGATTATCGGTAAGAATGATGCAAGCTCAACCATTAAAGTGTCAAGCGATAGAATTTCTATGTTTTCAGCAGGTAAAGAGGTTATGTACATCAGTCAAGGTGTTATCCATATCGACAACGGTATCTTTACCGCCTCTGTACAGATTGGACGGTTCCGCACAGAACAATATCATCTCAACGCTGATATGAATGTCATACGGTATGTTGGGTAGAAAGGGGTAGATAATGGCAAAATTTAGTAATGCAAGTGGGTCTCTGTACTTAAATGTGTATATTGAGCCAGGCGCACAAAATATAGCTGCTAACACAACTGTTGTCAATTGGCGAATAACTGTAAGTCGTACAGGTGCTTACTTGACACGCAACGAGCAAGGAGATAGTACACTTAGCTTAGACATTAATGGTGGCAGAGTGCATACGTCAAATCCAAGATGGCGAACATCTGGCGAAGAATTTCTGATGGCTAGTGGTTCGACGACTGTTGGACACAATGCTGACGGTACAAAGAGTTTTCCGTTTTCGGCATCGTTTAACCCTAACAACGGTTTGCACGGTGTTATCACTGTGTCAGGGAATATCGGTTTGGCAACTATCCCACGCTCTAGTTCTGTATCGGTAGGCATAGGAACTATTGGTAGTGCACTTACTATTAATATCAACCGTCAAAGCTCTAGTTTTAAGCATACTGTTAGATATGCTTGGGGCAATAAACAAGGAACAATAGCAAGTAATGTAGATACGTCTACAACTTGGACTATCCCACTCGATTTTGCGAACGACATCCCAAACGCAACAAATGGTGTAGGAACAATATTTGTTGATACATTTTCGGGAAACACCAAGACAGGTACTCAACAGGTTTCGTTCGTAGCTATTGTGCCAGAAAATATGAAACCTACATTTTCTGGAATTACTTTGACAGACACTAATGCAATGGCTAAAAGTCTGTTGAGTGGTAATAATTTCTTGCAAATTATTTCTAATATCCAAGTAACATTTAATGGACATGCTGGTACGTATGGTTCAACCATCACAGGTTTTAGGGCTGAATTGGTCAATAAAAACCAGGTCACGAACTCAAACGGTGGCAATCTCGGTATCATGAACTTTAGCGGCTCTGCTACTATCCGTGCTAGTGTTTTAGATAGTCGTGGTAGGTGGTCTGATACCAGAGATATAACGATCAATGTCATTGAGTATTTTGCCCCTATTTTGAGCTTTACAGCACAGCGAACGAGACAGACACCCGACATCATTCAGATTGTCAGAAACGCTAAGATAGCACCAATTACGCTATCTGGTAGCCAAAAGAACATCATGACATTGTCATTCAAGGTTGCCCCTCTAGGTAGTACCAGCTATACAGCTGACAATGGTAGTGCGTCTGGCAGTTGGACAACTCAAAATACGTTGACCAATTCGGCGGCAAACATGGCTGGAAACTACCCAGCCAACAAGTCATTTACCATCATTGGCACGCTGTCGGACAAGTTCACAAGTGTTGAATTTTCGGCGACCGTAGCAACCGAGAGCGTTGTGATGAGTTATGACAAGGATGGTAGAGTTGGTGTAGGAAAAATTGCAGAGAATGGTCCTGAGGGGTCATTGGATGTGAAAGGCGATATCTATGCGGGTGGTAAGCAGATACAACAGTATCAATTGACAAATGTTGAAGGTAATACTATTTACGCTTACAATACGGATGTCAATACTCATGTTAACAATGGTACACGCTGGATAAATCCAGGCTGTGCAAACAGTCCTTTTCCTTCGCAATATGGCTGGATTGAAACATGCAGAGCTACTACAGATATATTTCAGATTGCTAAGTCTTGGTACGGCGAGTGGAAAATGTATAGAAGGCATGCGATAGGCTATAGAGCGTCAGACGGTTCCGCTACCTGGTATCCTTGGGTTGAAATAACTCCACAAGCTGGTCATGCTAACCTTATCAACACTGGATGGATAGGAGCTGGATATACTGGAAGTTATTATAAACGAGTCGGCGACTTGATAGGATTTAGATTCAAGTTTACTGGAAATGGCTCTACAATGAACGTAGGAGCTATTCCAGGATTCTTGGCTCCTCAATCCTATATGCAAGTAGTTGCTAAATGGTCAATAGCTGGAAATGAAAATACTCACGTTCAGATAAATCAAGGGACCGGAAGCATCAACTTCCTATCTACTCACTCAGGAATGGCTTACGAAGGTCAACTCATTATCATGATTTAGAAAGGAAATCAAATGAAATTCAAATTTTTAACAAAGAGTACGGAGTGGCTCGGGCCTTCTCCCCATCGAACTATTGTAGTTGTGGGGAACGAAGAGGGAGCAACTATTCCCTATGCCTTTGACAAAGAAGCTATCAATTTGACAGATAGCGAGCTATTTGATATGGCTATGGAGAAAATGTATCAAGAAAATTTCCCAAACAGAGCAGAAGATGAGAAATTCAATGAAATTGGCAAGCGTCTTGCCAAGGTTGATGATATTACCGAAGAAGCTACAAAGAATCTTGAAAAGGTTAAAGAGCAAGTAAAATTGTCCGCAGCTTCCCGTTCATCATTCTTGAAAATTACCGTCCTGCTCTATGAGAAAGGAATCCTTACCGATGAAGAACTTTTTGCGACAGGTATCTTTGATGATGAATCTGAAGATAGTTCTGAAACTGATATTTAATAAAGATAGGAGAATTGACATGATGATTAAATTATATGCTCTAGAAGTTATGGAAGGCAACATGAAATGGAAGGATATTAAATTTAGTCCAATTATTAAGGACCGAATCAAAGCTTACATTCGCAAGCTAGTTGAAGATGATGAAATCTTTAACGAATTGACCAAGGAAGGATAGCCTATGGTCGAAGAACCAAATCTTTTTATCCAAATTTTGCATGCGGCAACACCTTTCGCTGGAACATTAGTGACGGCGATTGGTGGGGTTGCCATCGCAAAGATTGGAGCGAACAATAAGAACGAACTAACGGCTATCAATGCTCGTCTAACGACTTTGCAAAAGGTTGCAGATGACAACAAGTCGACTGGTGAAGCGATTAAGTATGATGTCGAAAATCTCAAAACGAGTAGCCGTAGTAGTCGTCGTTATGTCCTCTATCGCGATTTGGACGCTGCCATCGAGCGAGGATGGACAACTCTTGAAGAACGTCGGGAAATCGCCAAGCTGTTTGAATCGTATAAGGTTTTAGGCGGCAATGGCGAAATTGAAACTATGTATGGCATCTATTGTGATTTGCCATTGAAGAAGGAGAATTGATATGACTAAAATTAACTGGGGCGTACGTTTACGCAATAAAACTTTTTGGTGGACACTAGTACCGTTATTGGTACTTTTGTCTCAACAACTGGGCTTTAATTGGGTCCCTGAAAATTGGGAATCAACCTTTGCGACGATTATGTCTATCTTGACTGTTGTTGGTATCATCAATGACCCAACGACTGCGGGAGTATCAGATAGCAAGCAGGCTCTTGACTATTACGAGCCAAAGGCAGACAAACGATGAGGATATTAAAGACAACATTTTGTGTGTTGGCGCTGATTATTTTGGCGCCAATTGCATTTCTGCTTGTACCAATTTTGGAGGTATTAGATGACAATTAATCTTGAAACGTCCATTCGTTGGATGAGTGACCGTGTCGGCAAAGTCTCTTACTCAATGGACTATCGTAACGGTCCGAATAGTTATGACTGCTCTAGTGCTGTATATTATGCGCTAATGGCAGGCGGTGCAATTTCGGCAGGCTGGGCGGTCAACACGGAGTATATGCATGACTGGTTGATACGTAACGGATATGTTTTGGTTGCTGAAAATAAACCATTTAACGCCCAAAGACATGATGTTTTTATTTGGGGTAAACGTGGTTATTCCAGCGGTGAAGGTGGACACACTGGGATATTTGTAGATAATGTTAACATTATCCATTGTAACTTTAAGCGCAATGGTATTACTATTGATGATTACAATAAAGTATCCCGTGGTATGTATTACTATCTATACCGTCCGGCAAATCAGCCCAGCATCAGCAACAAATCACTGGATCAGCTCGTTAAGGAGACTTTGGCTGGGGTACATGGGAACGGAGATGCCCGCAAAGCAAGTTTGGGCAATCAATATGAACCTGTCATGGCAGTTATTAATGGCAAAGCTACGGCACCTAAAAAGACTGTTGACCAACTGGCTCAAGAGGTAATTGCTGGTATGCATGGCAACGGTGAGGCTCGCAAGCAGTCGTTAGGTGCTGACTATCCAGCTGTGCAAAAACGTGTAGCTGAAATCCTGAAAGGTAGCACATCAGGAAATACTCCTAAAACGCCCTTATACGCTCCAAAAAGTGAGGTGGTAAATTCCTCCACCGGACCTAAGACAGAGGAAACTGGGGCAACTGGTAAAGCGACAGGTACCAAAATCACTAAAGAAGATGGTGACTTGTCCTTTAACGGTGCAATTCTGAAAAAATCTGTCCTTGATATTATCCTTGCTAAGTGTAAGGAACACAATATCCTACCTAGCTACGCTATTACCGTTCTACACTTTGAGGGGCTTTGGGGTACCTCAGCCGTAGGTAAGGCAGATAACAATTGGGGCGGTATGACTATGACAAGCAATGACTTGCAAATCACTCGTCCCTCAGGAGTTATTGTCACTAGAGGCCTTGCTCGTCCGTCAAACGAAGGCGGATACTATATGCACTATGCTAGTGTGGATGATTTCTTGACAGACTGGTTTTACTTGCTAAGGGCTGGTGGCTCTTACAAGGTTTCAGGCGCTAAAACCTTTAGCGATGCTATCAAAGGCATGTTCAAAGTTGGTGGTGCAGTCTATGATTATGCTGCTAGCGGATTTGACAGCTACATTGTCGGAGCGTCAAGCCGTCTGAAAGCAATCGAGCAAGAGAACGGGTCATTGGCCAAGTATGATATTGCTACCGTCACAGATGTCGCTAAGACTGATAAAATAGAAGTAGCGATAGAAGGTATTGAAGTCACAATCAACGGCACACGCTATAGACTTACAAAAGAGCCTATTTGATTTTTACCCAGCGGTCTGCTGGGCTTTTTTTGTTGCCGAAATTTCAAAAAATCGGCGTTTTTTTGATTTTCGATAGCAAAATACTTGCCTTTATCACAGACATTTTGCAAAATTGCCGTTTTTGTGGACACAAAAAGACCCTATTTTGATTTAGGGTCTTTGTAACCGTATTCTTTTTCAGCATCCTTTCGTAACGCTACTGCCTTATCAAAATCTTTCGACGAGCCGAGGTATAGTTGCTTCTTATTTACATTGATAACGGCGGTGTAAGTACCTTTCTGTTTGTTGAAATATACACCACGGACACCAGTGGTACTCTTAGTTGTTGGTTTAGTAGACTTTCTTGAGTCAGGATCTCGTATAGAGTCCATGAATTCCTTAGAGGCTCCTGTACGACCACACCCGCATGAAGATTGGTGCTGCATATCATTTCCTGTTAACTCCGTCAGTCCTCCACATCGCTTGCATTCAACCTCCCAAAGAGCTTTAGAATTCTTAGAACCGATACGACGGATTACTTTGAAATTATCATCTTCATAGCCTGTCAAATCCTTAAATCTAGACCGTTTTAGCTCTTGATTTAGGCATCCACAAGACTTAATATTCCCTGATTTTAACCTCCACCCTGGAGCATGAACGAGAGTTCTACACTCGCACTCACAGAGGAGGTATATGTCGCCGGATTTTCTCGTTCCATCATCACCCAGGACAGTCAATCGATTAAATTTCTGCCCGTTTAGCGAATGTTCTCTAAGTTCTCTTTGATCCATATCAGTCTATTCTCTCTTCCTGATGGAATTGGTTTTGGATTCTTGGAATAGTTCTTGAATCGCATTTGAGCCAAATAGCTACCCTCTCCCAGATCACTTGATTCCAAAGCGATTTCAAGATATGCATTCGCAATCATATTCCCGTTGGAAAGGTAGATTCGTCCAGTGCCACCGATTATGTCCTCTGGAGAGTCTTCTAGCCACTTCATTAAATGTTCTTTCTTGAACATATCATAGAAGGCATGAAATGACATTGTGAGCTTCCACTCGTTGCTAAAATAGTATTTGACCTGAGCCTTTGAAATCAAAGCCAGTTCATAGCTCTCGAAGAGGTAGTCGAGCATTGACGATACCCTTGCAGCGCCCATCTTCTCAATCGCAGTATCTCCGTTCTTGAATTTCTGCCAGTTTGCATCGGTGAATTTAACGCCCTCTAAGGTGTAGAAGTCCTTCTCGTGTCGGAAATATCTTCCAACATATTCCAAAATCAATTCTTTAATGTCGTTGTTAATTTGCATTTTAAATTTCCTCCTGTATTTTGATTAAGCGATAACGCTCTTAGGATACCATTTGGTAGATACACCATACGGTGTTACGATTTCAAGCTGAACAGCTTTAGAAGTTTCGGCTACGATGCCGTTAACTTTAATAGCAGTTACGCTCATGTATGCCAAGTCTTTCTTGCCACGGCCTTTGAATTCTTTCTCAGCGAACCATTTCTTAACACCTTGGAATTTAGTATTAGACGAAGCGAAGAAATAGTAGTCAGCTTGCATGCTTATGCGTTTCACAGTAGCCCAAGCAGTTTTCAAAGCCACTGACCAAGTGATGCCTTTTGCTTGATTTTTTTCGTTACGAAAGATTTTCCATGCTAATTTCATTACTTGTGATTTCATTTTTTATTTCTCCTGTTCGTTTATTTCTAAGTATATTATATATCATATATGATAGTTTGTTAACTGCTTTTGTGCAGATTTTGCGATTTTTTTAAAAATTTTTCGAATAAATAAGTAGGAAGTACAAGTAATTTTGGAGGAAGCAATTGAAAATGGAGGATTTGGTTAAAGTTATTTTAAAATTAGTTACACAAAACAGCCCTCAGCGATTGCTGAGGGCTGTTTTCTATTATGATGGAATTTATTTCTTTTCTTTGAAATGAATATCCTTAAATTTTAATCTTCCCACCAACACTTGAGCTTTTGAGGGAGTGATTTTTAGTGTCTTTGATAGACTTGATGCAAGATCATTATGACCATACGGCACATGTATGTGTCCTGATTTGACTTTGGCTTGAATATTCTCAGGCAGTCTATCAAACTCTGATTTTGTAATGTATTTCAATTAACATACCTCACTTCCATGCAAACTATTGTAGTACTCTGTTATTTTAATCACTTTACCAAAAGACATGCCGCAAATATCAGTCCGACCTTTGACATAGTTTGCCAAGGTCTGCTCTGATATGCCCGTGGCTTGTGCAATTTGATAGCGTGAGTGTGTCTGGAAGAAGTTCATCATTTCTTCCTTTGATAATACTTGGATCATATATACTCCTTATTTGAAAACCAACCAGAGTATCAATGCAATGAGCAATGACCACGCTAGGAAGGCTTTCCAGTCAAAACTGTGTTTATTTACTTTGTATTTTACTTTCATAGCTTTTTTTGATAACATTTAAGTACACCCCCGAAGGGGTGGATAGTGATTACTCACTATCCAATTCGAAGTGCCATTCAAGTGTTAGAATGATAAGATTGAGTTTGACGACTACTTTATTATTCTTTATCTTGATTGGCTTTTTTAAGTACCTAAACAT